TTTTACTAACTCGTCGGCATCGGACAAGAGGGTAAAGGGGTCAATCGCAATAAAGCATTTGCAATCTGATACTCGCATAACAGATATACTTTCAAGCCCGTCGCAGTCTAAATTGTACCAATAAACATCATATCCCTGCTGTTCGGCGTACTCATACAGTTCAACTACATTATTTATTTTTTTCGTTTTCTTGGGCAAATTTTGCGAACTGTCTAACGCGGTCGAGGACATCATCGTCTATCTCCCTTGTGCCCCACAAAGCAAATTTAATATCATCGTCGCTGACTTTGCGCTCACCCTCCGGGGTGGGCGCTTTTTCTATTCCACGAAGCCAAGATTCAGAGCATCCAAAAAAAGCACAGATTTTATCTATAATCTCTTGTTCAGGGACGACATCTTGGCCCGCTTCATACTTCTTCTTCCACACACTTACTGTTCCCTTGTTAAACCCAGCCTTGACTGCGGCAGTAGATGGGGAGAATTTTTCTCGAGTACACAGAGATACATATCTTTCGTAAAACATGCCAATACCCCTAGTCAAAATTTGTGCAGCACCACCAAGTTTAAGCGAATAGACAAAAAGGGGTTGACAGGTTTAAGTGATTAGACTAAAATACAGGTATAGTTGAACCACTTAGACAACACAATCCCGCTTTTGGGGTGCTATTTGATTCCGGCAAGTTGATAATAACACAGTTGTTTAAGAAATTCAACCAAAATAGTCTATGGAGGTGAACTTTGTATGCCTGCACAATGGACGGCGGATCTAATTGGTGAAATGCACCTAGCCCGTGTATCCAAAAAGCAACTGGCGGAGCGCCTCGGGGTGACGCCTGAGTATGTGAGCATGGTTCTCAATGGACACAGGGAGCCGGACGGAGCCGCCGGGCGATTTAAGGGCGCGCTTGCACAAATCATTTCTATGCAGAGTCAGAATACCAAATCAGAAGGGTAATAAACTGGACTATTTGGAAAGGAGAACATCATGGACGACATCAAGAACTACAACCCCGCAGAAGCGGAAACCCTGGACAGCCGCGAAGTGGCTGAGATGGTAGGCAAACAGCACAAGCATCTTCTTCGAGACATCAATGGGTATATCGAAAACATGAAACAGGGCACTGAGCCCAAAGTTGGGCTGAGTGCGGCTGAGCTCAAAATTGAGCCGAGCGAATTTTTCATCCCCAGTACTTATACCGATAGCACCGGTCGGGAACTCCCTTGCTTCCTCGTTACCAAGAAGGGTTGTGAGTTCATCGCCAACAAGCTCACCGGCGAGAAGGGGACGAAGTTCACACACTTAATCTCTCTCTTGTTTTTGATACATTGATAGCAGGTTTTTGATTAAATCCTTAAATAAATTCCCGTTGATAATTTTTTCAAAAACCTCATCATCGTATTTGCGCCAATCATAGTTAAGGTAGCAGAGTATGAACTTAAGGCCGATCACTGCTTCTGGCAAATCAATAGCAAGAGCAACCCTTGGAGCATGAAGAATTGCATCATTGATTTCCATTATCTTCTGCATTGCTTGGCTAGTGTGATACGTACTAATGGCATCTTGAGGAAGATCAATGTCAGAAAGAGATTTGATTTCATCAGTAACATATTTAAACTGACGAAATATAGAACTGGCCGGATACTCCTTACTGCCGCCTACATTGTCGGTCCATCCCAAAAGATATTCAGGGGAGACATTTAATGCAGACGCAATCATCTCGACTCGATCCAAAGGAATTTTCTCTGTCTCTCCTGTGGCATATCGCTGTAGCGCGGATTTAGATACCCCTGTCCGCTTCGCGAGATCTACATATGTTGTCCCGGTAGTCTTCATGGCTTGCATTATTCTCTCAGCAATAGCCCCCATTGAACTATACCTCCATGCGGATTTTCAAGTCTAATATAACATATAGTTCCCACTTTTGCAACAAGCAATCCCACGGAATCAAAATATTTTCCCACTTTTGGGTTGACAACTATATAAGCTTTGTGTATCATATGGTCATCCCATAAATGGGAAATCAGAAAGGAAGGGGGAGGAGCGATTTGATTAATACAAATTTACTCAAAGGGAAAATACTTTCAGCAGGTTTTACTCAACAAACACTTGCACCCTTGGTAAAAATGAGCGTAAATTCGCTAAATGCCAAAATTAATGGCCGCAAAGTCTTTGATACAGATGAAGTAGAGCGAATTTGCGACATCCTCAATATTACTGATCCGGTTGAGAAATGCCATATTTTTTTATCGTAGATTTCCCTGAAATGGGAATTCGAAAGGAGATTATTATGGAAAACAAATTAGTACCTATCGAGCATAACGGGGTTCGTGTCATCACCACGGAACTGCTGGCACAGGTCTATGAGACTGATACCAACAACATCAAAAACAATTTCAACAACCACAAGGACAATTTCCGGGAGGGTGTCCATTACTATCTGCTGAAAGGGGATGAGCTGAGAGCATTTAAGCGCGAAGTCAATAATATTGACCTCGTGGCCCCGAACGTCAATCAGCTCTATCTCTGGACAGAGCGCGGTGCAAACCGTCACTGCAAAATCCTGGACACGCCCAAAGCGTGGGAGCAATTCGACAACCTGGAAGAAACCTACTTTATGGTGAAGGAGCAGAGAAAGGCCGCTATCGGCGGAAAGACCGCAAAGAACGGTAAGACCCCGGAGGAGCTGGCCGCCGCCGACAAACGGGCCACGGCGATGCTGCTCAATGCCAAGAACCGGGCGGCGAGTTTCCTTCAAAAGCTCTATGACCGGGCAGGCACCAAGCCGGAGTATCAGGCGATGGCTCTCAGCGATTTCTATTCCGAGGATGGGATTCACCTCCCCCGCATGGCCTTCCAAAATATGAAGCAGACCTATGACAAGGGCACCATCGCGGAAATGCTCGGCATCTACTCCAAAGCATCCGGCGGCAAGGTGCCCCATGCGCAGGCCATCGGTGCAATTATCTCCGCGCTGGACATCTCGGAGGACGAGCGCGAACGGCTTCCCTACTGCAACAACGGGCACGACGGCGTAGATTACCAGTATACCGAGAGCGTGGTTGAGAAGGTGCAGGCATGGATTGAGGCGCACGGCAGGCCCAGCCCGATCACGGTCAACGGGAAGAACTATGCGGTTGTCTACAAGAAGGAATGAGCATCGCAGAACAGGCTTTATGGGATAAGAAGGGCGGAGTCACTATGAACCAAAAATCAATGCTGACGGCCCAGGATCTGGCCGAACGTTTCGGAGTCAGTATTTACACCATTTATCGACTGACTACGAAGCCGAACGGGCTTCCCGGATACCGGGTTGGGCGGTGCATTCGTTTCAAAGAGGACGAAGTGGAGAGGTATCTGGCGGCTCAAGCGGTCAAGCCGGTTGAGCGCGCGGAAGTCGTTCAGATCAGAAGATTTCAGTACAAGCCGGGTATGAAGGTGGTGAGTTTATAAGAGCCCGCAATGAGAGCCGCCATCGCCCTAATCACTCCGGCTGACTGGTGACACAGCGCCTTGAGGACTGAATGGAAATGCACAAAAATTCACACATAAAAAAGGAGAGCTGAACCATGAACGAAACGATTATTCAGATCATCCCCGCCCCCTCTAACCTCATGTATGGGTATGACGGAGGGACAGCGCAGCCCGTCGCCTGCCTTGCCCTAGTGGAGCTGGCCGACGGCGACCGTGAAATCAGAGCAATGGGCCTGACGAACTGCGAGATTTTCGAGGAACAGACCGGCGCAGTCCTTTTCTTTGAGTGATCCTGTGAAAAAAGGATGGACGAGGTCAAAAGGGTTGCATTTGAAATGCGGCCTATCGAATGGGGAACTACCCCCAGCACAAAGGGACGCAAATTTTATCACCTTTTCAAATTCCCAAGCGCTTGCGAATTTTCGCAAGAAAAAAGACCGCCGGTGCTGCAACACCAAGCGGCCCAAAGGGAAAAGAAAAGTTGATCCGCCCTTATTTTAGAGGGCTTGAAGGAGACTGTCAAGTATGAAATGTCCTATCGACGTAGAAAAAAAGGTCGCTGAAATGCGACAAGAACTGCATCCAGACGCTTTGGTGGAGGATGCTTATCGTGCGATCTTGGGCGCGATGAATGGAGCGTATTGTGATGGGTTGCAGGGCAAGGGATACCCTGAAGATTTGGCGAAGGCAATCGCTGACGCTGAATCCAGCCTCGGCGAGTGTTCCGACTTAGTGCAGGGGCGTATTGAGAAGATCGTGCTTTTGAGACATCAGGCTTATGAGCAAGGACGCCAAGATGCGGTGAGACTGGGGGCGATGGTATGACTACATATTGTGTTCCTGATTCCATTACGCCGCGGCCCATAAAGCCCGGCGTGGCCACGGTGGAGACCATCGAGGCGATTATGGCCGATGGGCCGTGCGCCATTCTTCCGGTAGCCGGTGACTGTTTGGAGGGCGTGGACGTAGTAGATGGCGGCTGGGTGGCAGTGGATTTCACCCGGCGGCCTGCGCCCCCCAGGTACAGGAGCAAGGGCGGCGACGGAAGCTCCGATCTCTGCCTATGCTATGCCACATTCCCCGGAGCGCCTGGCCCTGCGGTCATGTATAAGGAGTATCAGGGCGTATGGGGCCCCTGGCAGATGGTAGGCACTCGATATAAGTCAATGTGGGAAGGCGACAAGCTGCGCCTGAACTGCGGCATGGTGGCAAAGCGTATCTTTGGCGTGATTGTGGCCTCCTACGACCAGGATGGACGGCTCCTGTGGCAGAGGAACCCCGAGGAGTTTCCCAAGAAGCTGGGAACAGCGCCAACCATCCACGGCGATGTGGAGCCGTACCAGGGGGTGAGAGCATGATTACATTCCCAGTTACGGCGGAGACTTTTATCGCCGACCAAGAGAAAAGAGCGGGCCGCAAGTTCGATGATTTTCAACGGGAATTGCTGGGCGAATATGTTGAGCTTTTCAATCTGGAATTTGACGTGGGTATGAAGGGCGAGGAACCAAGCAACGTGCTAAAAGATACCGCCGAGTTCTACGCCCGAAAAGGCAAGCTGGAAGAGTTGGAAAAGCCTGTACTTAAACACTTCTATGTGTGTGTGCAGTATTGGTGCAACGAGGCATGGAAGCAAGGGGCCGCAAAAGCGGAAAGAAATGGGGTGCGAGTATGAACCGCCCTTTGAACAAGGAGCAGGTCAAGGGCCTGTTTGAGCAGGAGGCCGTACTGATGGGCTCAGAGGATCAAGTTCCATACTTCCGGGTGGCGGCGCTGTTTGGGGAAGACGCCGTCGAGCATGCCCGCAGGCTGGGCGCCAACAATCCGGGGCGTTACTCCAACGGATATGGCGTCGGGGACTGCACAATGGCGGCCCTGACCCTGCGGGGTTTCCAGGCCGCTGCCAGTTTCTACAATGTTCAACTGTTGAGAAAGGAAGCATCATGAATCCTGTAACAGAACCAGTCAAAATCACCAGCTTGGAGCTGGAGAATGTGAAGCGCATCCGGGCATGCGCTATCACCCCCACACAGAACGGGCTTACGGTGATCGGCGGCCGGAACAACCAGGGGAAGACCTCTGTCCTGGACGCGATCGCCTGGGCGCTGGGCGGGGACCGCCACCGCCCATCCCGGGCGGTACGGGAAGGCTCAGCCATTCCGCCCCGTCTTTGCGTCAAGCTATCCAACGGTCTTGTCGTGGAGCGCACAGGGAAGAACAGCGACCTAAAGGTCACGGACACGGAAGGGCGGCGTGCCGGCCAGCAGCTGCTCAATGAATTTGTGGAACAGCTCGCGCTCGATCTGCCTAAATTCATGCAGGCAAGTGCGAAGGAAAAGGCCGGAATCTTGCTGGAAGTTATCGGTGTAGAGGATCAGCTCATAGAGTTGGAGCGGAAAGAGAACTCCCTTTACAACGACCGTCTGGCGATTGGCCGGATTGCCGACCAAAAAGCCAAGCACGCCAAAGAGATCACCGGATACCCGGAGGCCCCAATGGAGCCGGTTTCCGCCTATGACCTGATTCAACGGCAGCAGGACATCCTTGCCAGGAACGGCGAGAACCAGCGGAAGCGGCAGCGGGCCGCGCAGATGGAGGCTCAGAGAGACAGCCTGCGCCGGCAGCTGGATGACCTGCAGGCGAAGTATGAAGCCGTTTGTGGCGACTGTGAAATTGCGCGCCGTGATGCTCTGGATCTTCTGGATGAATCTACGGAGGAGCTGGAGGCCGATATCCGCAATGTGGAGGCAATCAACATCAAGGTCCGCGCCAACCAGGAAAAGGCCCGCGCTGAAGAGGAAGCCAGAGACTACCAAAACCAGTATGATACCCTGACTTCCGAAATTGAGGACATCCGCCAGAAGAAGCGCGACCTTCTTCTGGGGGCAAACCTCCCCCTTCCCGGGCTGAGCGTGGAGGACGGGGAGCTTGTCTACATGGGCAAGCCCTGGGACTGCATGAGCGGCAGCGACCAGCTGAAGGTATCCGCCGCCATCGTGCGGGCCATCAAGCCACAGTGCGGCTTCGTCCTCCTGGACAAGCTGGAACAGATGGACCCTGATACCCTTCGGGAGTTCGGGGCCTGGATGGAGGCAGAGGGCCTGCAGGGGATTGCCACGAGAGTCTCCACGGATGGGACGTGCAGCATCCTCATCGAGGATGGATATGCGAAGGAGGGGGATGGGCCAGCCCCAGCCCCCGCGGCATGGAAAGCGGGTGAGTTTTAAATGAGGCAGTTAAAGATTATACCGGGTAAGCTGGGCGGAGCCATGAAGGTTGTGATTTACGGCCCGGAAGGGATCGGGAAATCTACCCTTGCCGCCAAGTTCCCCCGGCCCCTGTTCATCGACACGGAGGGAAGCACCCGGCACATGGACGTGCAGAGGACAGAGCGCCCCACCAGCTGGGCCATGCTCCTGGAGCTGGTCCGCTGCATCAAAGCAGACCCTGGCTTGTGCTCCACACTGGTAATTGATACGGCGGACTGGGCGGAGCAGCTGTGCATCACCAGTATCTGTGACAGCAAGCGCATCTCCGGGATTGAAGACATGGGATACGGCAAGGGCTACGTCTATGTGGCCGAGGAGTTCGGGCGGCTCCTGAACCCCCTGGAGGAGGCCGTGGACAACGGCATCCACGTGGTGCTGACGGCCCACGCTATGATGCGGAAATTTGAACAGCCGGACGAGATGGGTGCGTATGACCGGTGGGAGCTGAAGCTGCAAAAGAAGACGGCCGCCCTGGTCAAGGAGTGGGCCGACCTGCTCCTGTTCGCCAACTATAAGACGCTGTCCGTAGCGGTCGACGACAAGGGGAAGAAGTTCAAGCCCCAGGGCGGCCGGCGCGTCATGTTCACAACCCATCATCCCTGCTGGGACGCAAAGAACCGGCTGGGCCTTCCAGAGGAGCTGCCTTTGGAGTTTGCTCCATTGGCTCCATATTTTGACGCGGCCGCTGTCTCCGCCCCCACCACTGCCCCGGCTCCCGCACCCGCTCCGCCTGCGGAAGCTGCGCCCAACCCCGCGGACACCTCTCCCACGGCACCGGAACAGCCAGCGCCCCAAACGGACAACGCACAGGAGCTCAAGGCGAAAACGTCAACCCTGAAAGCCTTACAGGATTTGATGGAACAGGGAGGTGTATTGGACTATGAGGTCAAGGCCGCGGTCGCCGCGAAGGGGTATTTCCCCGAGGATATGCCCATAGAGGATTATCCCGATGGTTTTATCAAAGGGGTGCTGATCGGGGCCTGGGGGCAGGTCTACGAATGGATCGAAAAGAACCGGGCGCCCCTGCCGTTTTAACTTCACATTGCAGGGGGAGTGCCGGAGCCGGCATTTCCCCTTACTTATCAAATCTAAAAGGAGCTTGAGAAAATGAGCGAATATGACTCTTCTTTCCGTGAATTTGGCTGGGATGACGAAATCCAAAATGACAGCACCCCATTTGAGGTCTTGCCGGAGGGTGACTACCGCTTCCGTGTGGAGAAATTTGAGCGGGGCCGGCATAGCGGCAGTGAAAAGATCCCGCCCTGCAACAAGGCGATCCTGACGCTCTCAGTGAATGACGGCGCTCACAGCGGAACCGTCCAAACGAACCTGTTCCTGTTCAGCCGCTTCGAGTGGAAGCTGTGCCAGTTCTTCACCGCGATTGGCCAGCGCCGCCACGGTGAGGCGATCCGGATGAACTGGAGCCTTGTGCCGGGTGCCATCGGCACCTGCCATGTGGGGACACGCAAATGGATGGGCAACGACGGCAAGGAACATGAAGGGAATGAGATCACAGAATTTTATGACCCGGAGGAGGCCCCGGACATCTCGGAAAAGCAGGTGGACAGCCAGCCGGCGCCTGGGCAGGGCGCGGGGGCGGCCGCCTCCTGGGATGCCGGTAGGTTCTGATGGAACTCCGGCCATACCAACAGGAGGCCAGGGCGGCAGTCGAGCAGGACTGGTCGGATGGCTTTCATAAAACGCTCCTGGTTCTGCCCACCGGGTGCGGGAAGACAATCGTGTTCTGTAAGATTGTGGAGGACATGGTGCGCCAGGGCGGGCGGTGCCTGATCCTGGCCCACCGGGGCGAACTGCTGGAACAGGCGGCAGACAAGCTGCTGACCGCCACAGGGCTGCGCTGCGCGGTAGAAAAGGCGGAGGAGTCCTGCCTGGACAGCTGGTACCGGGTGACCGTCGGATCCGTGCAGACTCTCATGCGGGAGAAGCGCCTCCAGCAGTTCCCCACCGATTTTTTCAACGTGATAGTGGTGGATGAAGCCCACCATGTCCTGGCTGACAGCTACCAGAGGGTTCTGGAACATTTCCCCGCGGCAAAGGTCCTGGGGGTAACCGCAACCCCTGACCGTGGGAATATGCGTAATCTGGGCCAGTATTTTGAGCATCTGGCTTATGAATACTCCCTGCCGCGCGCCATCAAAGAGGGCTATTTGAGCCCCATCAAGGCGGTAACTATCCCGCTGAAGCTGGATCTGACCGGCGTGGGGGTTCAGGCAGGGGACTTTAAAAACAGCGACCTGAACACCGCGCTCGACCCCTATCTCCACCAGATCGCCAGGGAAATGCGTACCTATTGCGCCCAGCGCAAGACCGTGGTGTTCCTCCCCCTGGTGCGGACTTCTCAAAAGTTCCGGGACATCCTGGAACAGGAGGGGTTCCGGGCCGCCGAGGTCAACGGCAGCAGTGAAGACCGTGCGGAAGTGCTTCGGGACTTCAACGACGGGAAGTATAACGTGCTCTGCAACTCCATGCTGCTGACAGAGGGATGGGACTGCCCTTCCGTTGACTGCGTGGTTGTCCTGCGGCCCACCAAAATACGCTCCCTGTACTGCCAGATGGTGGGGCGGGGGACCAGGATAGCCCCGGGGAAGGACCACCTGCTCTTGCTGGATTTCCTGTGGCACACGGAGCGCCATGAGCTGTGCCACCCGGCGAGCCTGATCTGCGAGAGCCCGGAGGTCGCACAGCGGATGACGGAGGCCCTGGAGGACGCCGCCGGCTGCCCCGTAGACATTGAGGAGGCCGAGGAGAGGGCCGAGTCCGACGTGGTGGCCCAGCGGGAAGAGGCCCTTGCGAAGCAGCTGGCGGAGATGAGGAGCCGCAAGCGGAAGCTGGTGGATCCCCTGCAATTTGAGATGAGTATCCAGGCCGAAGACCTCGCCGGATATGTCCCGTCGTTTGGATGGGAGATGTCCCCGCCGTCTGATAAGCAGGTGCAGAGCCTGGAAAAGTGGGGGATCCGTCCGGACGAAATCGAGTGCGCCGGGAAAGCGTCCCTGCTCCTGGATCGCCTGGCGAAGCGGCGCTCGGAGGGGCTTACAACTCCGAAGCAGATCCGCTGCCTGGAGCAGAGAGGCTTCCGCCATGTGGGGCAATGGCGATTTGAAGAGGCCAGCCATATGATTGACCGCATCGCGTCCCAGGGGTGGAAGATCCCAGCCGGCGTAACCCCGTCGGCCTATGTCCCGGTGAGCATGGGAGGATAGTATGGATAGTATCGGCAAGGGGCTGGATCCCCTGGAGGCATTGGAACATATTGACCCGGCCGGCCTGAATTACCAGGAGTGGCTGACTGTGGGTATGGGGCTGAAGGAGGCGGGGTGTCCCGCCTCCTTCTGGGAAGATTGGAGCCGCCGCGACCCGGCGCGCTATCATGCGGGCGAGTGCCTGCGGAAGTGGGAAACCTTTCACGGCGCGTCCGGCGGTACACCTGTGGCCGCCGGCACGGTATTCAAGATGGCCCTGGACCGCGGCTGGCGGCCCACTCAGGAGAGCGCCCCCGGCCACATGTTGGATTGGGAGGACACCATCAACACCAGGGACGGCGGCGGCACCATCGTGGACCGCGCATGGCTGGAGGGCAAAGAGGTCCAGGAGCCCACAGACTGGCACCCAGCGAAAGACCTCATTACTTACCTGACAGTCCTCTTCGACCCGTCTGAATACGTTGGATACGTGACTGAGACCTTCAAAGGGGAAGACGGACGGCAGGTGCCATCCAGGGGAAACTATGACCGGACCGCCGGCCAGCTGATTGACGCCCTGCGCACCTGCAAAGACGACATCGGGGCAGTGTTGGGCGACAGTGACCCTGACGTGGGAGCGTGGATTCGCTTTAACCCTCTGGATGGCAAGGGCGTAAAAAACGAGAATGTGACCGCTTTTCGCTATGCCCTGGTAGAGTCTGACGAGATGAACCTGGAGGAGCAGCACGCCATGATCCGGGAGCTGGAGTTGCCGGTGGCTGCCCTGGTCTCCTCCGGTGGCAAGAGCCTTCATGCTATTGTGCGGATTGAGGCCGGCTCCTTTGAGGAATACCGCTCCCGCGTGGACTACCTCTATGCGGTGTGTGAGAAGAACGGCCTGAAGGTAGACCGGCAGAACCGCAACCCCTCCCGGCTGTCCCGGCTCCCCGGCGTTATGCGAAGGGGCAAAAAGCAGTTCCTTTTGGCCTCCAACATCGGGAAAGCATCCTGGAGCGAGTGGCGGGACTGGATGGACAGCGTCACCGATGATATGCCAGACCCTGAGAGCATGGCAGCAGTTTGGGACAACCTGCCCGAGCTGGCGCCGCCCCTGATTGCCGGCGTCCTCCGGCAGGGCCACAAAATGCTCCTGGCCGGGCCGAGCAAGGCCGGCAAAAGCTACTCCCTCATTGAGCTGTGCTGCGCCATCGCCGAGGGAGGTCCGTGGCTGGGCTTCTCCTGTACCCAGGGGCGGGTGCTCTACGTCAACCTGGAACTGGACCGGCCCTCCTGCCTCCACCGCTTCAAGGATGTGTATGCGGCCCTGGGGCGCACGCCCCAGAACCTGGACAAGATTGATGTCTGGAACCTCCGGGGCCGCTCTGTGCCAATGGACAAGCTGGCGCCAAAGCTGATCCGCCGGGCGAAGAAAAAGGATTACATTGCCATTGTCATTGACCCCATCTATAAGGTCATCACCGGCGACGAGAACAGCGCCGACCAGATGGCGAACTTCTGCAACCAGTTCGACAAGGTGTGTACTGAGCTGGGCTGCGCCGTGATCTACTGCCACCACCATTCCAAGGGCAGCCAGGGAGGCAAGCGTTCCATGGACCGGGCCAGCGGCTCCGGGGTGTTCGCCCGTGACCCCGACGCCCTTCTGGATCTGATTGAACTGCCGGTCAGCGAAGAGCTCCGCAAGCAGGAGGTCAACAAAGCGGTCGGCCACGCCGTTGCTGCCACCCTCCAGCGGGCGGGTAAGCTGGAGGAGGCGTCCCAGGATGACCTTTGCACCGAGAAGGGGGCGCTGGAGGCGGCCAGGAGCCTTTTAAGCGACCGGCAATATGAAGGCGCGGCAAAGGCCGCGGACGCTGCAAGACAGGCCGCTGAAAGCCTGACAGCGTGGCGCATTGAGGGAACCCTGCGGGAGTTTCCCAAGTTTCCCCCGGTCAACCTCTGGTTCGATTACCCCATTCACCGCGGCGATGACAGCGGCGTCCTGGCCGACATCGACCCGGAGGGGGAGGTGCCGGGGTGGCAAAGGGCTATGCAGAAACGGAAACCGAAAGAGGCCAAAGCCAAGGAGCGAAAAGACTCTATTGCACTCGCCTTTGAAGCCTGCGGCATAGACGGGAAGGTCACAGTGAGCGCTCTGGCCGAGTACATGGGCGTGACGGACAAGACAGTCAGGAACCGGTTGAAAGAGCATGGCGGCTTTTGGATTGACGAGGGGGAAGTCGGCAGGAAGTAAGGGAAAATAACGAGAATTTTTCCTTTCCCCGTGAGAGAAAAAAACGGACATTTCCCTCTGTTTCCCTTGAGAAAAAACGGGGATTTCCCTTCTTTCCCTGTGAGGGAAAAAAACGAAAAAACCTGTTTTTTCCCTAGGGAAGAAAAAGTACCCCCCTAAAGGGGGGTAAGAAAACACGTTTCCCTGACGGTCAACGGGGGAAGTAGTCGTGCGAAAGCTCACGCACGACGACTCCTTCCCCTGACCGTTGGCAAAGTAGTTTTGTGATCTGCAATACTTTAACGAGGTAAAGCCATGAGAATAGAATTTTTTATGCCGATGAAGCCACCCACGGTGACGCACCAGGAAAAGAAATGGCGGGTGGTCAAGGGCAAGCCGGTACCCTACGAGCCGCCGGAGGTGCGGGCGGCACGGTCGAAGCTGACAGCGCACCTGGCTGGACACAGGCCCGTGGAGCCCCTGGCCGGCGCGGTGCGGCTGCTGGTGAAGTGGTGCTTCCCCCGTGGGCAGCATGAAGACGGTGAGTACCGGACCACCAGGCCGGACACGGACAACCTCCAAAAGCTTCTGAAGGACTGCATGACCGCTGTGGGGTTTTGGAGGGATGACGCCCAGGTTTCCAGCGAGATTGTGGAAAAGTTTTGGGCTGAGGTGCCGGGGATATACGTCTGCATGGAACAGATCAATGCAAGGGAAAATTGCCAAGCGATTGCGAATTTGGAGGTGCTGATATGCGCGGGGTGCGCAGAAGACGGGAAATGGGAGTGGGAGTACCAACGCCCGCCGGAGGTATCGCCATGAGACGCCAATACACACGCCAAGAGCTGGAATCCATCACCCAGGAGACCGCAATCTACATTGAGGGAGCAGGGATAGCCCAGCTCCAATGGGGCGGCCTGGAGATTGCAGAGGAGGTAAAGGACGGGTACCTGTACTGCAAGCACATCAAGCCGTTTGCGATGGATCTGTACGACAAATACTGGACGGCCTGGGATGGGCCGCCGGAAGAGGTGGAGAACGCATGAAAACGATTTGCATTACTTGCAAAAATGACTGCAATAACGCCGGTACAACGGCCAGAATTTCTTGGTGCCCTCAGTACAAACCAGGACGAATTTTGTCCAACGCCGACCGCATCCGGGCCATGAGCGACGCAGATTTGGCGAGATGGCTTGAATACGAGGGTGGAGGAGCCTGTGCAGAGGTTTATGGGTGGCTGGCGTGGCTCCAGCAGCCAGCGGAGGAGGGCAACAATGGACATTGAGAAGCTGGATATAAACGCAGTATGCTTTGGTATCCTTTGCAATTTTACCCCTGTATGCGGAGAAGAACGAGCAAAAGAGGCGGTTGAGAGGAGGACAACAAGTGGATAAACCAAGAATTGCGCAGGTGCTGGGAGTAGAGGTCGGAGAGGATGTCAAATACCGACATACAGATGGAACAGCAGAAAATATTTGTGTTTGTGAGGATGGGCGGGTTATTATTTCTTCTCTTTCATGCAAAATGTCAACCGTTGCTGTACTTATAAATGCCATCAACCACCCAGACCGCATCATCCGAAAGCCCCGCTGGACGGAGCAGGAGGTGGAGAGGGCGAAGGCTATCAAAGTGCTATATCCAGTTGTTAAAACATTGGCATACGTTGATATAGTGGGACAGACATTTTACATGTATGATGACGAAGACAACTATAAGGGCAGTCTTGATAACCTTGATGAAACGTTTCCTACGCTGAGGAGCATAAGGCGGGCCACATTGGACGAGATCATCGGAGGTGCCCAATGATTTCCTTGAAATGCCCTGATTGCGGGTTCTTTTTCAGCGTAGACTTTCCTGACGATATTTCCGAAGATGAACGGGTCGAACTGTATACCTGCCCTTGCGGAGCAATGATGGAGGAAGTTCCGTTCAGTATGGATTATATACCAACAATCGGAGGTGCCAAATGACCAGAGAAATACTTTTCAAGGCCAAACGGCTGGATAACGGCGAGTGGGTGGAGGGAAACATTGTGGATGTCCCGGAAGATGCCGACTTTATGCCCGGAGCGTACATTCTACCGCGGCTGGTATCGGCCAGGGCAGACCCGCCCACAAAAGGTATCATGCTCGGAGGTTTCTTTGAGGTTGACCCCTCCACGGTCTGCCAGTATACCGGCCTGACCGACAAGAACGGCGTGAAGATTTTTGAGGGTGATATTTTGAGCTACAACGGATCAAGAGAGCCAGTTATTTTTAACACAGATCTCAGAATCCCATGTTTCACAACTGGAATTGGAAGCGGAAGCAGCACCCCACTACATCCGTACAAACTGAGCAAGCGCCATTTTGTCATCGGCTCCATCCACGACGGGGAGGGCGGACAGCATGTGTGAATGGATTAGCGTCAAGGAGAGGCTGCCGGAAAAAGAAAAAGAGATGGTCTTAGTTACCGACGGATTAACCGTTATTACAGGCTTCAGAAACTGGATGTTTAGACTGGAAGATGGAAAAGTTTATACACCAGGTCTAAAGATGGGTGGAGGGTCAATGGAGGTTACGCATTGGATGCCCCTCCCAGACCCGCCGAAGGAGGGATAACCCTTGAACAAGTTCCCGGAGAAATTGATAAAGTTAAGGGAAGAAAAGGAGCCCGGGAAAAGGGTTGATATTGTGTCGCAGTTGATGGGGTTGGGGCCCAATACGTTGAGAGGATACGAGAGGGGAGAGCATGAGCCAACGATATCAAATCTTTTGATAATTGCAAAATATTACAATGTGAGCTTGGGGTATTTTGATTAAGGCTAACCTTTCATTATATTGTTAAAAATATTCTGTTTTTACAACATGTAGTGAGCACAAAACAATAACTATGCGAAAATGGGAGTGTGGGGGCGTATTCCCCTGCGCTCCCATTCTCTTTCCTCATTCACACGGATGGGGTGGCGTCGGTGCATCTGCCGCCACCCCCTCTGTGTGCAATATGCCGCCGGTCGAACACCACCCCACTATTCGGGGCATGAGGGGTCGCACCCTTCGGGCGGCGAATGACGGTGGAAAGACACTACACCAGACTGCCGGAGCGTCTAGGCGCTGGGAAGAGTAAGACGCGAGCCGCCTGTCATGGAGGCGGAAGCGGTGGCAGCTATGACCTGCCCCGGCGCTATCCCACTGAAAACTGCCCTGCGAGTGGCTAATCATGATGTCGCCGCCGAGACCAGGGTGTGACAATCTAAGCGGGAAGCGCACAAAAAGTTGCAAAAATGGGATGGTGTAAAGTGAGTGGTGTACTCATAATCATTGCAGAACTTATCTGCCTTGTTCTTATGGTTGTAAATGCTTATTTAGCTTTCAAAGCAAAGCAGAAAGACGACCTTAATGGAATGGTTTGGAATTTGGCATTTATGATCCTAATGAGCACTTGTATTAGATAACCAAAAATATGCCGAGTGCTGTAGCAGAAGCGCCTGCGGCGGCCCGTTACGTCGCGGACGTGTGGCGGCTCAATGCCGCCTCTCGGCTCCAAACGCAGATGGAAAGCAAAAGAGGCACTGCGCGATTAAATTAAATGCCAATGGGCGGCTGGACAACCTACTGTCCGCCATATGCCGCTCCTCGCCGCATGAGGCGGGCGGTGGCACCAAAAAACGACCGAGAGGTGGTGACATGCCGAATGAACAGAATCTTATACCGATGGATCAGCGAAGCCAGAGCGAAGCGAGAGAACTCGGGCGTGAAGGTGGTCGTGCATCCGGCGCGTCACGGCGGCGAAAGCGTAGCCTGAGAGAAGCGGCAGACCTGTACCTCTCTCTCCCGGTGGCGGACAAGCGGGCATGGAACAAGCTGGCCCGTGACGGCGTAGAACCGGAGGATGTGGATAACCAGATGGCGGTGATTGCGGGCCTGACCCTAAAGGCGGCCAAGGGCGACGCGAAGGCGGCAAAGGTGCTGTTTGACTTGTTGGGAGAGCAGGGGGCGGCGGGCGCCGGCGGTATGCAGGACATGGACGACGATCCGATCACCGCGTCGCTGAAGGAGGAGATGGGAAATGGGCTTCTCTGAAAAGCAGAGGGAGATTCTGCGTTTCCCATACCGGGACTATGATGCGCTTATCTGTGACGGCGCGGTGCGGTCGGGAAAAACCTCAGTCATGTCGTTGTCCTTCTTCCTGTGGGCAATGGGACGTTTCAACGGCTGCGCGTTTGCACTCTGTGGGAAGTCGGTAGGAGCGGTGGAGCGCAACATTGTGACGCCGCTTCTGGCGGTGCAGTATTTGCGGCAGAACTTCACCATTTCCTACAGCCGCTCCGGCCATGTAATTACGGCCCGGCGTGGGGTGCGGGAGAACCGCTTCTACCTGTTCGGCGGCAAGGACGAGAGCTCCTACACGCTGATTCAGGGTATCACCCTGGCGGGGGTTTTGCTGGACGAGGTGGCCCTGATGCCCCGCTCTTTTGTGGAACAGGCCATGGCTCGGTGCTCCGTGACAGGGGCAAAGCTATGGTTCAATTGCAACCCGGAGGGGCCGCAGCACTGGTTCCGGCAGGAGTGGATTCTAAAGGCGGAGGAGCACAAGGCCCTCCATCTGCACTTCACCATGGAGGACAACCCGGCGCTGGACGAGGCCACCCGGGCCAGATACCGGAGCATGTATGCCGGGGTGTTCTACCAGCGGTACATTCTGGGCCTGTGGGTCATGTCGGAGGGGCTTATCTACGACATGTTTGACCAGACAGAGAATGTCTACCGGACGCAGGAACGCCCGGTGGATCTGGAATGGGTTTCCCAGAGAACCGTGGCCTGTGACTACGGTACCGCCAACCCTACGGTGTTTCTGGACATCTATGACCACGATGGAGTGATCCGGGTGGACAGGGAGTACCGCTGGGACAGCCGGAAGGAGCGCCGGCAGAAGACCGACCAGGAGTATGCCGACGACCTTCTGGACTTTCTGGGCAGGGAATGGTGCGCGGTGATCGTAGATCCCTCGGCGGCCTCGTTTATCGAGGAACTGAGGCGGCGGGGGGTGTATGTCATCCCGGCGGAAAATGAGGTGCTGGACGGTATACGCAAGACCGGAAGCCTGTTTCACCGCAGAAAAATTCTGGTCAGTGAAGCCTGTGCCGGCCTGCTGGACGAACTGGGCACCTATTTGTGGGACGAGAAGGCGGGCCAGCGGGGGGATGAGAAGCCCCTGAAGGAGCGGGACCACGGGCCGGACGCCCTGCGCTATTACATCAATTCACTGCCGGACTGGAGGTTCGAGTAAGTGTCCAGACGCAATAAAAGCCGCCCCAGGGGCGCACAACCAAATACCGAGGCGGTGAGCGTACAAGACGCATTTTCCAACCCGCTGTTCCGGCTGGGCTATGGCTCCCAGTCGCCGCTGGAGGCCACAGAGTATCCGCTGACCCGGATGACGGACAACTACGCCCTGCTCAACTCCCTCTACCGGGACAACTGGGTAGTACAGAACGTGGTGGGCATCATCCCGGACGACATGACAAAGAAGTGGTTTGCTCCCGCCGGAGCGGTGGGGCCGGAGCACCTGAAGGAACTGGATCGCGTTCAGCGCGTGACGGCGCTCCGGGAGCGGGTCAACGAGGGACTGCGGTGGGGCAGGCTGTACGGCGGCGCCGCCGGACTTATCATGATCCGCGGACAGGAGGGGATGCTGGGCCAGCCGCTGGAGCTGGAGAGCATTTACCCCGGTACCTTCCAAGGGCTTTACATACTCGACCGCTGGCAGGGCGTGGTACCCGGTATGGAGCTGGTATTCGAGGGCGGAGAGCCGGTGCCCGCCTATTACTCCATCACCAACGCCAGGGGGAACACGGTGGCGAAGGTGCACCACTCAAGGCTGGTGCGGTTCACCGGCCGCGACCTGCCCTTCCTGGAGCGGGTGGCGGAGCTGTACTGGGGAGAGTCCGAGGTGGAGGCCCTATACAATGATGTGGTTAAGCATGACAACGTGGCCGCCAACATGGCCGCGCTCACCTTCCGGGCCAACGTGGACACCATGGAGGTGCAGAACCTGGACCAGCTCTTTTCCGTTACGTCCGGGGAGCAGCAGAGGCGGTTCTGGAACGTGATGCAGGCCCAAAGCGTGATGAAGTCCAATTTCGGCATGCAGTTGGTCAACCGGGGCGACCAGATTAAGAATACCCAGTACACCTTCACCGGGCTCCAGGAGGTCTACGACTCCATGTGCCTCGACCTGTCCGGCGCGTCCCGGATTCCGGTGACCAAGCTGTTCGGACGCTCCCCGGCGGGGATGAACGCCACCGGGGAGAGCGACCTTCGGAACTACTATGACTACGTGGACACGCTGCGGGAGGCCAAGCTTCGGCCCATTCTGGAAAAGCTGCTGCCGGTCCTGGCCATGTCAGCCTGGGGGGCGGTACCCGACGGGCTGGACATCACTTTCCCGCCCCTGTGGACTCCCACGGCGGCCGAGGTGGCGGAGATCGCGCTGAAAAAGGCCCAGGCCATCCGGGATACCTTTCAGGCGGGCCTGTTCCGGGCGGACACGGCTCAGAGGGAGCTCAAGAAGCTGGCGGACGAGACCGGGATGTTTGACAGTATTTCCGAAGAGGAGATCGCGGCCAACACCGGGAAAACCTACCAGGATGTGACCGCCCTGCGGGATCCATTGGCAGGGCTGGGGTACGGAGGGGAGATATCCGCCCCTTTTGAGGGGGCCGCGCAGGACGCGCTGACATGGGATTATTCGCCCAGCCAGCCAAGGGATAAAAAAGGGAGATGGACAAGCGGCGGCGGAAATAGTAAAATTGGGAAAACAAAGTACGCGCCGTCAAAGAGGGCGAACAAGCGGGGGAAAACCGTCTCAGCCAAGACCTTCGGTATTCTGCGGGGTGAGTTCAATACCAAATATCCGGGAGCCAAAACGGGACAACAAGGTCAAGTCAGCTATAAGGGCAAGCGGTATTGGCTTGAGGCGGATGGTAGCGGAAGTGTGATCGTTAAAAAGTCCTGGAAGGAGTGACGCTTGTATTATGGGGGAGAATGGACATTATCAGTTAATAGCGGCCCTGCGGCCCTTTGTCCATGAAGAGGAATCAAGAATTGAATCTTTTTTGGAAGAAGATTTAGAGTGGTTTGTTGAAGCGATAGAAGCATTTGGCGTGGAAGATTTAATGATGCAATATATAAAAAGAAATCCGAATGCTACCACACAAGAGCTGTATCATTATTTTTCTGATAATACTGGCGACTGCCCGCCAGGGCAGGAAGATATTTGGGAAGACAACGAGAGGGAATAAGCATGGCGAAAGACGATTACTTTGTGTTAGTCAATAAATTCCTGCGTTATCTGTATAAATGCCTGAAACAGAATATAGCCCCTGACTGGAATCTGCTGGCCCCCAACACAAAGGACTTCCCAGTCCACGAGGAATACTTCACCTACATGCTGGCCCATCTGCTGGCAGATGGATACATCGAGGGGATTGCAGAAGTCCGGAGAATTGGGAGCCCTGTTCAGTTCAAGGAAACCAGCGGCCTAAAAATCACTCCTGCGGGCATTGAATACCTGGAAGAAAACTCCACCATGAAGCGAGTGACGGAATTTCTTGGGCCGGCTGGTGAGATTGCGGGAACAGTCCTTTCTAAGTTCTGGTGATACTCTATGCCAACGCTGAATCGGGCGCCGAATGAGAAAGAGCTGGAAACGCTCGTCTCCATCTATCTAAGAGCGGAGACCGCCATCATCAACGAGATTGGGCGGCTTCGCTCCCAGGGCCTGGTGGATTACCACGCTGTGGCCGCCCTGGAGCGGGTGCAGGCCATCCTCCGGCAGATGGAATCAGACTGCTGGGAATACGTCCCAAAGATGATTGAAAAGCAGTTCTATGTCCGGGTGCCAGAGGCCCGGAAGGCCCTGGAGGTGCCGGAGACGGCGGCCAAGCACGCCGCAGGCTACGCCAACGCGGCCGTGCTCACGGGTGAGCAGCATGCCATTGTGGACCGGCTGGCGGCAAACTTGATGGGGGAGATTACCGACGCCTCCATGACTGTGATGGCTACCCTGCAATCCGCCCTGATTGGCCGTGTGGAGCCGGATGTATACCGCCGGGTGGGGCTGGAACAGGTGGCGGCGCAACAGGCCGCAGGACGCGGCGTGAACGCCTCAGTGCCCGCCTTTGTGCAGGCGCTCCGGCGGGAGGGCGTCCGGGCCTTTACTGACAAGGCGGGCCGGGACTGGAGCCTGCATACTTACTGCACGATGGTCTCCCGCACCACCTCCCGGCAGGCGGAGGTGCTGGCGGTGCTCACCGCGGACCCGGAGCACGACCTATACATGATATCCAGCCACGGCACCACCTGTGCGCTGTGCGCGCCCTACGAGGGCCGGGTATACTCCCGTAGCGGCACAGACCCGGACTTCCCACCCCTGGCGGCGGCGTTCGGGAAGGTAGACCCGGCGGGGCCGGACACACTGGCCAACACCTGGCTCAACATCCACCCCAACTGCCTCCATGTGCTGCTGCCCTGGACGGCGGCGGGCCGGACAGATGAGGAGATCCAAAAAATAAAGGATTTCTCCAACCCCAGCAAGAACCCGTTCAGCCGAGACCCGCGGTCGGAGAGCCAGATTGCGGCTTACCGCAAAAAAGAGCGGGCCCGGGCCCAATGGCTGGCGGATTACCGCCAGTGGGAGCGCTACCGGGTGACGCTGGGGGACCGGGTGCCCGGGAGATTTGAGACCTTCCTGCATCAGAAGCGGGAGGACGGAGAGCGGTACCGTCTGTGGCGATTGGATTACCGCAGGAGGGCCGAGCTTTTGGAGCATCCAGAGCGGGCACTTCCCGGAGCAGACAAAGCCAGCGCCGCAGACGCCAAATTTACAGGGTATTTTTTTAACCCGGAAAGCAGAGACGGGTATCCAAAGGGGGATGCATTTTCGTCCCGCTTAGGCTATAATAAAGACAACTGGGAAAAGATGCGGGAAGAAATTCTGGATGCAGCAACAAGGTATCCCTCTGTACTCAAACGGGAGGATGTTCATGGAAGGCGTTATGAACAGTTGGTTGTCCTGTATGGACGTAAAGGAAGCCCTGCGAATGTACTGCTTGCCTGGAATGTCAGACCGGATGGAACAACCCACTTTGTAACAGCTCATATGGAGAAGATATAAATGGCAAAATATCAGCAATATGAATCTGTTTTACTTAAGGATGGCCGGATCGCCACAATTGTGGAGGTCTATGAGCCGGGAGCCTATGATGCCGATATTGGGGATTCTCCCGAAGATTGGGCGACGGTTTATGGTATCACAGATGATGAGATTGAGCGGAAAGCGACCGAACAGGAGATGGATAGGAAGTACCGGGAATCCATGCGGCAGCTAAGGGAACAGGGAATTTTGGAGTGAAGGAAAATGACAGAGCAAGTGATACGGGCCATTGAGGCCGCGCTCAAGCGTGGACTGCGGGTGGAGTTGCTGCTGGACAAGGATGGAACCATCAAGGTGCAGACGGTATCCCGCAAGAAACTGAATATTGTTCCCACGCCCTGAATGGTGGGCGGGAAGAGCTGAATGGAGCTGACAGGAGAAATCCTGCCGGCTCCTTTTTTATTTGCAAAGTGAGGTGACGGCATGACCTATCTGGAACTGCTGCAAAGGGCGCTGGCCGAGGAGATCGAGGCCACGCGGCTGTATCTGGCCTGTATGGCCCTGGCACCGCGGGAGGATCTGGGGGTACTGCTGGAGATCAACAAGGACGAGACCGACCATGTGGCGCTGATTTCCTCCCTGATCTCCCGGCAGACCGGCCGGGACGCGGACTATGCCGCAATGGTGCCGGGGGTGGACTAATGGCGGTTGCGTACTATGGCTCCCATATCTCGGAGCACCTGGTCAAGACGCCGGAGGGATACCTGATCTGCTACGATGTGCCGATCAACCGGACCGGCACGCAGATGTATACGGCGGGAGAGCTGGGGCTGGAAGGAGAACCGGAGCGGCCAGTGACCGTCTACCGCCTGGAGGAGGACGTGTTCTCTCCGGCGGCGCTGGCCAGCCTGGAGGGAAAGGACATCACCAGGGGGCACCCGGCGGAGATGCTGGCTGCGGAGAACCAGGCTTCTTACTCCAAGGGGCACCTGGAGCATGTGCGCCGGGATGGGGACAACACCGTGGCCGACCTGATTATCAAGGACCCCGGACTGGCTTCCGACGTGGAAAGCGGCGTGCTGAGGGAGGTCTCCTGCGGCTATTATTGCAGGTTTGAACCATACCTGGACGGATACCGGCAGACAAACCTGGTGGGCAATCACGTGGCGGTTGTGCCGAGAGGCAGGGCGGGCCACAGTGTTGCAATAAAAGACCACGCCGCCGGAAAGGCGGAGAAAGGACTGAAACGAATGAAAAAAGAGACCAAAGAGGCGCTCTACCGGTTCTTCGGCCTGGCGGCAAATGACGCTGCACCGGAGGAGCTGGAGCAGTTGACCCGCGATGTGAGTACGGTCGCCACTGCGCTGGACGCCGAACCCGCCGCAAAGGCGCCGGAGGCGGAACCCGCTGGTGATGCAGCCCAGGCTTCTGACGAGATGGTGGAGCGCGCCCCCAAGGGCGACGACATCGGGAGCAAGCTGGACCGCATTCTGGAGATGCTGGAGGCGAAGGCCCGGGGAGGCCGGGGAGAGCGGCCCCTCCACGATGAAGAGGACCTGGACGACCTGATTGAGAAGCTGGCCGGAGAGGAGACGGTGGCGAAGGAGAAGGCGGTCACTATCCCAGCCGAAGAAATGGCGGACCAGTTGATGGAGCCCGGTACACGGGATGCGGCTGTGGCCCTGCTCAAGAAGGTGCGCCCCGCTGTGGCGGCCATCCAGAACCGGGCCGAGCGCGCCCGCGTGGTGGATGCGCTGCTCTCCACCATCCAGGGTCCCGATGTGATGAGCGGGATTGTTCAGGCCGCCCGGGACAGCGCACAGAAGGCCGCCGACACGGCCAGGCGCACCAGCTATGAGACTGCCTGCGCCGAGGCGCAGGCCGCCTATGCAGCCCGTAATCCCCACAAGGCGGGGAAGGAGGGGGAATGATGCCCCTTCGTCCTCAGACCATTGGCCGGGATATGTCCCATGGCTTTTCCGGCAGCTATGCCAGACAGCCGGATATGATCGTCACCACCGCCCCTTTGGGCGGAGCGGAGGACATACCCTTCGGGATGCCCCTGGTACGGGGGCAGAAGGGCGAGGTGATCCCCATGGGGGCTGGAAACACCGGAAACCAGTTCATCGGCGTGGCCGGCCGGGAGGTCAAGTCCGCGTCCGAGTTTTACAGCCAGAATGAGGGGCGGTACGGCCCGGGAGAACCAGTCTCCGTATTCCAGCGAGGGTGCATCAACGTAAGGTGCCGGAAGGGCGCTCCGGCGGTGGATGGAACAGTCTATGTCCGGGTAACTGCCAGCGGAGGCTATCAGCCGGGCGACTTCGAGGCGGAGGCGGACGGGGAAAACACTGTGGCGCTGGTCAACGCCCAGTGGGGCGGCCCGGCGGACGGGAATGGCGTGGCCGAGCTGCGCATTGCCTATGTGGGGCCAGTGCCCGCAGCGCAGGGCACTGCGGGGCCTCAGGGCCCCAAAGGGGACCCCGGCCCACAGGGGGAACCGGGACCGCAAGGGGAAACTGGGCCGCAGGGGCCCGCAGGACCGGAAGGCCCCAAAGGGCCAAAGGGTGACCAGGGGCCGGCCGGGCCGTCGTATACACTGCCCGCTGCCGCCGCAGCCACCCTCGGAGGCGTGAAGCAGATGGCCGCCATTGCGGACCTGAGCGCAGCCCCCACGCAGCAGGATTTCAACAACCTATTGGCCGCGCTCCGCACCGCGGGGATGCTGGCTACATCGTAAGGAGTGAATATTATGGGACTCAACCCCCAGGTGATCGGCAAGGAAATGCCCCACGGGTTTGCGGGCTGTTACGCCCGGCAGCCTGACATGATTGTAAACACGCGCCCCGCCGGAGGCGGCGCGCCCATTCCCTTCGGCACGCCGCTGAAATACGACGGAGCAGAGGTAGTCCCCATGGGAGCAGCCGCAACCGCGGCCCAGTTTGTGGGCGTGGCTGGAGCTGAGATCAAGAGCGCGCTCACCTATCTAGACCAGAGTCAGGGCCAGTATGCCCCTGGCGAGCCGGTGAGCGTCTTCCAGCGCGGGGCCATCAATGTGAAGTGCCAGCGCGGCACTCCCGCTCTGGGCGGCGCGGTCTATGTCCGCATCACCGCTAACGGCAGCTTTTCCACCGCCGCTGTGGGAGGCTTTGAGGCAGAGGACGACAGCGGCAAGGTGGTGCAGCTCACCAATTGCCAGTGGGCAGGGCCCGCCGATGCCAACGGTGTCGCGGAGCTGCGTATCCTGACCATGAACAACGCCTGATAGGAGGGACATAGAATGAGCTTTCAGAATGTAGGAACCTACAATGCGGGGGTGTTTACCCCCAAGGCGGCCGGTCCCGCCCCCGTGGGCGGCGTGCCCGTCATGGACGCCGACGGCATCGCCTCTGGGGGCGCCTTTCTAGTGAGTGAGCTGGAGAAGCGCGACCCCCTGATCCGCAAGCCACTGACCAGCTTTACCTATCCCAGGGACATCGTGATCCAGACCGGCGGCGGCTGGGTGGACTACGTGTCCGCCATGAGCGTGGCCTATGGTATCACCGGCGGCGCGGTCAACAGCCCCGTGACGGCCGGCGGCGCCAACGGCATCCCCGTGGTGCAGGCCAGTGTGGACAAGGGGGTATACAAGGCCCACGTGTTCGCCGCCGCCCTGCGGGTGATGTTCCAGGATATGCAGCGGGCCAACTACATCGGCCGCAGCCTGGACAACCTGCTCCAGGACGGCGTGAGAATGGCCTACGACAAGCACATGGACGCCAATGGTTATGTGGGTATCGGGGACTACGGGACCACCGGCCTGGTCAACAACCCAGACGCCACCGAGACCACCGCCGTCAACGGCGCAAAGGGCACCGCCACCTGGGCCACCAAGACCCCCCAGGAAATCCTCAAGGACGTGAACGACGCCATTACCTCTGTGTGGGCCGCAAACGAGTACGACGAGACTGCCGTGCCCAACCACATCCTCATTCCCTATGAGCAGTACAACTACATCCTCACCACTATGGTTACCGACCTGGCCACCGAGACCATCTATGACTTCCTGCTGAAGAACAACGCGTCGGCCAAGAACGGCGGCTCCCTCTTCATCGGGGCCACCCGGTGGTGCAAGGGCGCGGGTACCGGGGACAAGGACCGGATGGTGGTCTATGTGAACCACGAGCGCTTCGTCAAGATGGACGAGCTGGTGCCCATGAGCCGCATCATGTCCGCCCCTAACGTGGCCAATGCGTGCTACGACACCGCCTACATGGCCAACCTCTCCGAGGTGCAGCTCTTCTACCCCACCTCTATCCTGTACGTGGACGGCATCTGAGGAGGGCGCGCATGTTTGTACTGAGCAAACGGAACATTGTCATTCCCGCCCCGGACGGCTCTGCTGCCGTCCGGCTGCGGGCTGGCATGATGGAGACTGTGCCCGGCTGGGCGGCTGAGACGGACTATTTCCGGGCCCTTGTCAGAGATGGAAAAGTTGTGCCCTCCGGTACTTCCGACAGGGAGGGACAGAAAGCGGCGGAGAAAAAGGTAAAGACCCGACGGGGCGCGGAGACCACCGAGGAATAGGAGGCGGGAGCCATGTTCTACTGGGGCCAGCCGCAATTTTACGGTGTGCGGGCCGCGGCGGCCAACCTTGGCAACAGCGCGGGGAATTACACGGCAGAGCAATTCCAGGAGGATTTCCCGCAGTTCTTTACCGGGTTGGGGGAGAGCTTGCTGCCCAGGACCATGCTGGATGAGTTCATCCGGCAGGCCAATGCTGCCATCCAGCCGGACAAGTGGCTGGACGGCTGGCGGTACGCCGCAGGGCTGTATACGGCCCACTATGCCACGCTCTACCTGAAAACCTACGCGCCCTCCAGCGAGACGCCCGGGCAGGCCGCGGCCACCGGGGCGCTGGTGGGGGTGGTGGCCTCGGCCAAGCTGGGGCAGGACAGTGTCACTTATGACACAGACGCCCTCACGAAAGCGACGGAGGACTGGGGCGACCTGAACGCCACCCAATACGGGCAGCTTCTGGCCACAAAGGCCCGGCTGGTGGGCATGGGAGGGAGTTATGTCTTATGAATTTCCGCGACTGGTACACCGATACCGTGGACATCTGGCGGGTGGTTCCGGTACAGGATGGGAGCTTGACACACCACGAGCGGAGAGAGCTGTACCGGAATATCCCTTGCCGCCTCTATCAGGTGGAAGCGCCGGAGGTCCGCATGAGCCAGGCCGCGGCATCAGCAGACCAAAAGGACTGGCTCCAGTGTGACAACGAAGTGGACATCCAGGCGGGTGACGAGCTCATCATTCACCGGGGGGCGGTTCTCGGCAAGAGCATCTCGGACATACGCGCCTTTGCCTCCGGCCCCAACCACTTTTTTGAGCCCTTCGGGGCTATCATGCCGGGACTGGCCCACCAGGAAATCCGTCTGCTCCAGCAGGAGCGGGTGAAAGGCGGTGTGGAAGATGAACCTGGAGGAGCGCATAAGGCAGCTCAGACAGGCTAAGACGCAAATTCCGGGTATTCTGGCGCGGGCCGGAATGAATGCTGCCCTACGGGCCGTGGAAAAGGCAGTGGAGGAGACGCCGCCCACCGTCAACAGTCTGCGCGGAACCAACACCCGCACCGGAGAGATGAAGCAGCACTGGGTGACCGACAGCCGTCCCAGACCGGTACGGCAGGGGGACAGCTATGTGTCGGAGCTCAACAACGACAAGCAGTACGCCTCCTTTGTCAACGACGGGCACCGGATGGACCGCCACTTTGTGCCTGGGCTGGTCATCAATCCGGGCTCCGGGCTGCTGGAATTTAACCCAGACGGAACGGGCGGTATCGTGGTAGGTACCCGGACGGCCTATGTCCCCGGCCTGTTCATGGTAGACAAGGCGGTGGAGGAGTACCGCCGGGTACTGCGGGAGGAGTTGAAGGGATTGGAGGAGCTGATGGAATGAACCTGACTGTAACCACCATCGCCAAATCCTTGGCGGACTACCTGGCCCCCTGCTTCCCAAGTGTGGCCTTCTACGAAGACCCCAACCAGCAAGGCAGTATTCCGCCCTGCATGTTTCTCCAGACCCGTTACAACTATACAACCCTGGAGACCGGCGGGCTCTGGAGGCGGAGGCTGGGGCTTGACCTCACCTATCTGGAGGATTACAACCTGCCCGATCTGCAACAGCGGTATCAGCGCGCGGGGGAGACCCTGGATCTGCTGATGGAGACATTTCCTTATTCCGACGGGGAGACGGCGAGAACCATCCTGCTGCGGGCCCATGAACGGGAATGGCGCGTAGATCTGGACGCCCTGCACTATCGCTTCGAGCTTCTGGAGCGGGTGAGCATCCCGGAGGAGTATGTCAAGATGCAGACGATGGACTACGACGAGGAGGTCAAAAATTGAGCGCCAAAAAATTCAAGCGCGAGGTTCTTTTGAGGGCCCCCCGCTTTGCCAAGTACCAGCAGGACTTCCTCGGGGCAGTCCTGTGCAAGAGTGAGTACACCATCGCCGAGGCCGAGAGGGCGGTCAAGGCATTCTTCAAAGACAAGGAGCGTGATTGACATGGCAGGAGGCACCTGGACGAACCAGAACAAGATTCGGCCCGGCGTATACATCCGGTTTACCTCGGACCGGGGGCTGGGGCTCACGGTCAGCGACCGGGGCGTGGTAGCCATCGCGGAGGCCATGAGCTGGGGCCCGGTGGAGACGGTGCAGGAGATCGAGGCCGGGGCCAATATGACCCCCTACACCGGGTATGACATCACCAATCCCAAGAACCGGTTCCTCAACGAGATCTTCAAGGGCACCAACCGGACGGCGGCCCCCAATAAGCTGCTGCTCTACCGCCTGGAGGCCACCGGGCAGAAGCAGGCAAGCGCAGAGGTTTCGCCCCTGACGGCCACCGCAAAGTATCCCGGGGTTCGGGGCAACGATATCTCCATCGTCATTACCGAGCTGACTGACCCGGAGGATGCTTTCGCCGTGTCCACGGTGGTGGGCGGGGAGATTGTGGACCAGCAGACCGCAAAGACGGTGGAGGAGCTATCCGCCAACGACTGGGTGGCCTGGAGTGGTACCGGGGCCCTGGCCGCCACGGTGGGAAAGGCGCTCTCCGGTGGCGCCGATGGTTCTCCCGCATCCGCCGATTACACCGACTTCCTGGCAGCCATCGAACCCTACAAATTCGACGTACTCATTTACGACGGCGCCGACACCACCGTGCAGGACGCGATGGTGGCCTTTGTGAAGCGCCTGGCGGCGGAGGAGGGGGCTTATACCCAACTGGTGGCCGCGGGGCTCACCAACCCGGACGACCGCTTTGTGGTCAACATCATGAGCGGCGTTGTGCTCAGTGACGGCACCACCCTCACCCCCCAGCAGGTGACCTGGTGGGCGGGCGGGGCCCTGGCTGGGGCCCAGTATAACGAGTCCCTGACCTACGCCGCCTATCCCAACGCGGTGGACGTGTCCCCCAAGCTGACCAACTCCGGGTACATCGACGCCCTGACCGCCGGCCAGTTCGTCCTCTTCGCCGACGACGGGGTGGTGAAGGTGGAGCAGGATATCAACTCTCTGGTGACCTATACCACCGATATCACCGGGCCCTACCACAAGAACCGGGTGATCCGGCTGCTGAACACCATCGCCAACGACATCTACCGGCAGTTCTCCGATGGCTACATCGGCGTGGTCAACAACAACGAGCAGGGCCGCATGATGTTCAAGAGCGCCATCGTGGGGTATCTGCTGGACATCCAGGCCAATAACGGCATTCAGAACTTTGAGGCCGAGGACGTGACCGTAGAGCCCGGCGAGGCCATTGACGCCATCGTGGTCAACCTGGCGATCCAGCCGGTGGACAGCGTGGAGAAGATCTACGTCACCATCACCGTGAATTGAGGGAGGTGTGAATATGGCTTATCTGCTGGCAAAAGACACCGTCACCGGCGCGGAGGGCTCCGTGGTGGTTACCAAAGAGGGCCGGAACTATGTGGTGGCCGGTATGCGGAACATCACCACCAATGCGGAAATCCAGAGCAGCGATATGCGGGTCATTGGCACCCGCACCATCCAGGACAAGCCCAACGGGGCCAAGCTGACGGGTACCGGCAACATCTACTACGGCACCAACCTGTGGACGGACATGGTGCTCCAGTACATCCAGACGGGCGTTATGCCGGAGTTTGATATTCAGATTACCAACTCCGATTCCGCTTCGGCGACACTGGGCTCCCAGGTTATGGCCTATTACGGATGCCACCTGACCGGCACCGTGCCCCTCTCCGTTCTGAACAGTGAGGAAACCATGCTGAACTATGACTTCAACTTCGCCTACACCCGCGTGGCACGGCTCCAGGCGTTCAACGATCCGGCCCAACTGGGTAATTAAGGAGGAACCGATATGAGTAAGCTTTCCGCATTTCTGTATCCCGTCACTACCTCGGAGGAGAAGGAGGTTGTCATCTCCAACCGCTTTCAGGACGAAAGTGGCCAGCCCGTGCCCTTCAAGATCCGGGCGCTGACCCAGGAGGAGAACGACGCCATCACCCGGCGGACCACCCGCCGCCGGAAGGAGGGCGGACAGACAATCGAGCAGTTGGACAGTGTGGATTTCACCCGCCGCATGGTGGTGGCCGCCACGGTGGAACCCGACTTTTCCAGCAAGGAGCTGTGCGACGGGTGCGGCGTCCTGGACCCGCTGCTGGTGCCCGGTAAATTGCTGCTGTCCGGCGAGTATGCCCGGCTGGTCAAGGAGATTACGAAGCTGTCCGGCTTTGCGGAGCAGGAGGATGAGGTAAAAAACTGATGGACGGGGCCGGCTGGGACACGGAGATGCTGGTAGCATATTACTGCTTCGTGAACCTCGGCTGGGCCCCGTCCCGGTATGACGCCCTCCCGTCCAGGGAGAAACGGCTGGTGACCGAGTTCGCCCTGAAAAGCATGAGAGACCAGAAGGAAGCCCAAGACCGGGCGAATCGGAGGTGAGAGCATGGCCGCAATTCGAGAAACCCTGATTCTGGAGGATAAATTCACGTCCACCATGACCCAGTGCTTACAGGTAGCGCAGAGGATGGCAAACATGCTGGACGATGTGCGGGCTTCCACGATGAATGTGGAAGCCGCCGCTGCGGCCACAGCTGTACAAATGCAAGAACTTGCGGGGAAGATGACGCAGACCAACAGCCGGGGGACATCCCTGCTTGGTACGATCCGCAACCTCGCAGGCACCTTCTTGGGTATGCAGTCCGTCCGCTGGCTGGTAAACACCTCCGACCAGCTCACCAGCATCAACGCCCGGTTGCGGCTCATGACCGGCAGCGCCGAGGCGGCGGCCGCAGCCCAGGAGGAGATTTATCAGGCGGCCATGCGCAGCCGTGGAGCCTACGCCGATATGGCGGACTTTGTTTCCCAGCTCGGCACGGTAGCCGGGAACGCATTTACAGGAACGGACGAGCTGGTGGCTTTCGCCGAGCAGATTCAAAAGCAGATGGCGATCTCCGGGGCCTCCGGTGCGTCTGCCCAGGCCGCGCTGGTGCAGCTTACCCAGGGCCTGGCCTCCGGCACCCTGCGGGGCGAGGAGCTCAATTCGGTGCTGGAGCAGACCCCCATGATTGCCCAGACCATCGCGGAGTATATGGGCGTCACCACCGGGGAGATGCGGGAGCTGGCAAGCGAGGGAAAGGTCACTGCGGAGGTGGTCAAGAACGCCATGCTTGGGGCGGCGGAGGAGACCAACGCCCAGTTTGAGCAGATGCCCATGACCTGGGCGCAGGTGTGGACGATGTTCCAGAACGTCGCCATTCAGGCCCTTGACCCGGTGCTGGATGCAATCTCCTGGCTGGCAAATAATATCGACCTAGTGGGCCCCATTGTCCTGGGTCTGGGTGCTGCGTTCGGCGTGTTCCTACTGGCAGCCAACTGGACCAACATTTGCACGGCGGCGACTACGGCCTTGACAACCGCACAGACGATGCTTGGGACGGTCATGGCGACCACCTGGGGGCTGCCGCTTATCATCATTGCGCTGGTGATCGGGGCCATTTACGCAGTGACGGCGGCGGTGAATCACTTCGCCGGGACCAGTGTGTCGGCCACCGGAATTATTGCCGGAGTGGTTATGACAGCCCTGGCCGTTGTAGGAAACCTATTTGTTGCATTGTTCAATTTGCTTACCGATGGATGGGTACTTATTTACAACCTGATTGCCGCAGTGGCAAATTTTATCGGAAACGTGTTTACTGACCCTGTAGGCTCGGTAGCCCGCCTGTTTTTTGACCTGGCGGATACGGTGCTGGGGGTTCTCCAGGCTATTGCGTCGGCGATTGACACTGTTTTTGGGCTCAACTTGGCTGGAGCGGTACAGGGATGGCGTGACAGTTTGGGTGGATGGGTAGACAAGACTTTTGGGCAGGGAACCGAAGTAATGGCAAAGCTTAACGCCAATGACCTGCATTTAGGAAGGTTCGAGTATGGGGCGGCCTTTGGCACGGGCTATAACTGGGGAGCCAATCTGTTCAGCGGAAATGGGAACGACGCCGTTGGCGCGGCTCTTTCCGGCGTGCCCTACGACGAGCTCTCCGGCCAGTTGGGCGATATCGCCGGGAGCGTAGGGAGCATCGAGAAGTCGGTCAAGATGAGCGACGAGGACATCAAATCCCTGGTGGACGTGGCGGAGCGGCGGTATGTGAACAACGTCAACCTGACGGCGCAGACTCCGGTGATCACGGTCAACGGAGCCAACACCGGGCGGACCGCCGCCGACCGCCAGAGCCTCGCCAATGCCATCCGGGACATTCTGATCGAGCAGACCGCCTCCGGCTCCACGCGCAGCACGGCGCGGCCCGCAAGCGGATAAGAAAAGAGGAGGCCGGTATGTCCGTCAATAACTTCGGATTGTTTTTCACGCGGGACGGTACGGTCATCCGCCTGCCGGTGAACCCGGAAAAGCTGCCCATGGCCCGGGACAACGACAACAGCGAATACAACGTGCTGGGCATCGGCCCCATCATGATCCCCCGCATACCCAAGCTGCGGGAGGTGACCATTTCCTCCTTTTTCCCCGGGCGGGAGTTCTCTGGAAGCAATCAATGGGGCACCTTCCACCCGCCTGAATATTACATCCAGTTCTTTGAGAGCGCCATGAACGACAAGGCGCCCATCATCTACACCCCCGTGCGGTACTATGAGAACGGGGAGCCATTCATGACTGGCGACACCGGCTTTGAAGTGCTGGTCACCCAGTTCAACACCGAGGAGCGCGGAGGGGAGACCGGCGATTTTTACTACGATCTGACTCTGACCGAGTATCGGGATTATACCCCGCAGTCTCTTTCTGCACAGAGCGGCCGGCAGCCCGCGGGGATGCCGGTGGAGGTCACAGCGGAACCCTCCCGCACAATCCCGCAAGGACAGCTTTATGCCGGTGCGGCGTGCATTGCCAACGGCTCCTATTTTTACACCAGCTACGGGGATGAGCCCCACGGCACGGCCTCCGGACGGAGGGTATTGGTGTCACGGATTGTAGACGCCACCCGCCCCGCCAGCGTCCACATCACAGACGAGGCCGGGAATCCCCTGGGCTGGATAGACAAAAACGCCCTCCAGGTGGTGAGCGATACGTGAAGACAGAGCTGATTATTGCCAACAAGTCCGGCGGAAAGATGTGGGAGATATCCAACTCCGTGCCGGAGGTTACCTGGAGCACGGAACGCACCGGTTCGCCGGGCACACTGAAATTCAATGTACTGAAAGCCGGGGATCTGAGCTTCGCCGAGGGCGATATCGTCCGGTTCTCGGCGGACGGCCAGCTCCAGTTCTACGGCTGGGTATTTACCAAGAGCAAGGACCGCTGGGGGGAGATTCAGGTCACATGCTACGACCGCATCCGCTATCTGAAGGCCAACGCATCCTATAACTTTGAGGCGCAGACCGCCGGGGATATGCTCCGGCAGATCGCCGCCGACCTCCAGATTGACGTGGGGCAGGTAGCGGATACGGGGTACGCTATCCCGGACTTCTATAAGGAGGACGAGAGCTGCCTGGATATCCTGGGGGAAGCCATCCAACAGACCCTGCTCAACACCGGGAACATCTATGTACTGTTCGATGATGGAAACGGACTGGCCCTCCGGCAGCCCCGGGATATGGTCTCCAACGTGGTCATCGGCGACATGTCCCTGCTGACCGACTACACCTACAAGACCGACATCGACGAGCAGACCTACAACCACGTCAAACTGGCCCGGCCCAACGAGGAGACCGGCAGGGCGGATGTGTTCGTAGCGGAGGACAGCGCCACAATTGGACAGTGGGGCATGCTCCAGCTCTACCAGACGGTGGATGGCACCATGAATGACGCGCAGATACAGGCCCAGGCCCGGGCCACCTTGTCGTGCTATAACCGCCGGATGCGGACGCTGAAGGTATCCTCCCTGGGGGTGCCCGGCCTGCGGGCGGGACAGATGGTGCTCATGAAGGTGCAGGGTCTTGGGGATATCAATCTCGACCAATACGTCCTTTTGGAGAAGGTGACCCACACCTGGGCAAATGACGACCACACAATGGAGTTTGAGACCCTGGGGCTGGAACATGTGTAAGAGGTGAGTGCGTGGATCTGAAAGATGTTCTGTACCAGATGATGCAGGAGAACACCGCCGCCGGGCAGCCAACAGACCTGCGGGTGGGCACGGTGACCAGAGAAGAACCGCTGGAGATTACCATTAACCCTGCCACATCTCCCCTGAGACGGAGGCAGCTCTGCCTCACTGAGCCGGTGATTGAGAAGAAAATCCCGGTACTGGCCCACAGGCACCGGATTCAGACCCTCTCCCACACCCATGCCAACTCGGCGGGCACCACCACCACGGGACTGGATGGCTCCTACCTGGGGGAATACGCTCTGGTTTCTGAGGGGGCGGACGCCGCCCTGCAGGGGGAGGACATTGTGTGCTGGGAGGACGGGAAGAAGCTGCCTGTCAAGGACGGTTTTATTATCCTGAACCGCAGGCTGGAGGAGGGGGACAGAGTGCTCCTGCTGCGGGTACAGCACGGGCAGAAGTTCATCGTCCTGTCCCGGATTTTTGAGGAGGAAGCCTGATGCCGACTTTGCCTACATCCGCTATCGACCTGTCCGCCGGGGTGTCCTTCGTCTCCCAGCCCTCCAGGACGTGGTATATCAACAAGGAAACCAGCCGCATCCAGGGGGATTGCGACGGCTGGCAGTCCGTCCGCCAGGCCGTGGAAGTCATTCTCAACATGGAGCGGTTCCGCTGGCAGATTTATTCCCCCTACTCCGGGATGCAGTGGGATGGGCTCATCGGGCAGGACCCGGGGTATGTGGCCTCGGAACTTCAGCGGCGTATCACCGAGGCGCTGAAAATGGACGACCGGGTGCGGGGGATCTCCGGCTTTACGTATGCCGTGGAAGGGGATATGTTGAGGGCCTCCCTCACCGTGAGCACAGTATATGGAGAGATGCAGACCAGTGTGGAGGTCACTCTAAACTGACCTATCCAGATTGCACCTTGACAACCTCATAGCGAGACAGCAAAAAAATTTTGGAAAACCTCTTGACTTTTTGTAACGCATATATTAACATTAAATGCGTTACAGAAAGTAGGTGATGATTTGAGCCCACGTACTGGACGCCCTAAGTTGGATAACCCCAAAAAAATCAATTATTCTGTGAGATTGGACGCAGAAACAGAAAAAAAACTGCAAGAATACTGTGAACGCCACAATATCTCAAAGGGAGAAGCGATTAGACAGGGAGTGCATCTACTTTTGGCAACAGAAAAATAAACAGCCCGCCCCCCGGTCAAGGAAAAGCGGACTGTTTAAATCACCGCCCATAGAGGGAGGCAAATACATTGTAACACGGCCTCCCTGTCTATGGCAAGAAGAAAGAGGTTTTTTAGATGCAAAACAAACTCGACATAGATGGCGTAAGATTTTCCCTTGACAACATCGTGTCAACGCTTCAACTGGTTATGGAGGATATGGAACAAGAGCATCTTAGCTCCAAAGGTGTTCTGGAAGGAAACTTCTTCAACCGCATGGGTTCTGTGTATCTTCCTGTCCTGAATTTGATTCAATGTTCCGCCTTTGATTTGTTGAGGGAAGTGGAGGAGGCGACTGTATGAACGAACTGCAAATTTTTAATAGTGAGAAGTTTGGACGTATTCGGGCTGTGGAGCGGGGCAGTGAACCATGGTTCTGTTTGGCAGATGTGTGTAAGCCGCTTGACCTTCGGGTTTCTGATTGCAGGAAGAGACTAAAGCCAGAGGGGGTGGATACAATCAACACCCTTACGGCTGGCGGTGTCCAAGGTATGCTGTATGTCAATGAGGGCAACCTTTACCGCGCCATCTTCCAAAGCAAGAAGCCGGAAGCGGAGGAGTTCACCGCCTGGGTAACGGAAGAAGTTCTCCCGGCGCTCCGTAAGCATGGGACATACACTGTACCCGCCCGACTTGCCCCGGAAGTATCCCCCAACGCAATTGCAAACCTGATTCGCGTTACCCGCCGGGTGATGCTGGATATGGGGAGTACGCCCCAGGAGGTGGGCGCAATGGCAAGAGACGTGTTCGTCACCTGGAACATTCCGGTTCCCGTTTCCCTGAACCGCCAAATTCCCGGACAGATGTGTCTTCCGGGGATGGACGGTGCGAAGGGACTAACCGCATAACCATCTTCCCGCTGTCTCGGTATGAGGCAGCGGGATTTTTTATTGTGAGGTGAGTACATGATTGACTTTACTCAAGAGACCTATTTGAGCCTCCGTCAGGAGATGCTGGACCGGGTGCCCGATACTTATGACAAGCGGGACACGGCCCCCATCCCGACGGCCATCTCTCCGGCGGCCTACACCCTGGCGGGGTTCTATCTCAGCCTGGATCAGGTACAGCGGGCGGCCTTCGTGCAGACAGCAGTGGGGGATTCCCTGGATATGCTGGCTGTGATTGGCGGCCTGACCCGATATCCGGCCTCCGCCGCGGTACGCCTGGGCGTGTTCAATACCTCTGTGCCCATTGGAGCCCGGTTCTCCACTATCAACGGAGCGGGCTCAATCAACTTTACCGTAACGGCAGCAACCGATACGGGGAACCAGTACCAGCTTACCGCGGAGACCCCCGGCGCCATCGGAAACGAGTACACCGGGCCCATCCTGCCGATTACCGCCATTCCGGGGCTGACCAGTGCACAGATTACGGATATCCTGGTGCCTGGTGACGACACAGAGACCGACAGCGCATTTCGGGAACGGCTGATTGAGGCGCTCAATAACCGTCCCTTTGGCGGCAATATTGCCGACTACCGCCAGAACGTCCTCGCCATTGACGGCGTGGGCGGGGTGCAGGTATACCCCACCTGGAGCGGCGGTGGCACTGTGAAGCTGTCCGTGCTGGGGGCGGATTTCCTGCCTGCCTCATCCACATTGGTGGAGAAGGTGCAGAATGCCATCGACCCGCCCCCCAACCAGGGGCTGGGGCTGGGCTTGGCCCCTATCGGGGCAAAGGTGACGGCGGTGGCCCCGACAGAGTTGGCGGTGAATGTCTCTGCCACCCTCCTGCTGGCCGCCGGACATGCCATCGGGCAGGTGCAGGAACCGGTGGAGCAGGCCATTGAGACATATCTGCGCAGTGTGCGGCAGGGGTGGGACGCCAACGTGTCCTCCAACAACGTGTCCTACGCTGCCGATGTGTACGTGGCCAGGGTTACCGCCGCTATCGTAGGGGTGGCCGGCGTGGTCAACGCCACCAACGTGCAGCTCAACGGCGGTACGGCAGATCTCCTCTTGACGGAGACGGGCGAAACCCAGCAGGTGCCCGTGATAGGGACGGTGACGCTGAATGAATCCAATTGAGCTGGATACCAGCCTGCTGTCCCTGTTGCCCCCGTGGTACCGGGAGGTGCTGGACTATCAGCAGATCTGCTTGACCGAACAGCAGCAGTTTGAGGCCCTGGCGGAGGAAATCGTGGGTGTGGCTGACAATTTCTTTTTCCAGACGATGGACGAGAGGGCGGTTGGCATGTGGGAGCAGGTATTCCGAATTGTACCAAACCCACAGGTGGAAAGCCTGGCATTCCGAAGGACCCGCGTGCTCAACCGCATTTCTACCCGTCCGCCCTATACCCTGGGATTCCTCTATCAAAAGCTGGACGAGCTGATTGGGCCGGGTGAGTGGAAGGTCACGGTAGACTACCCAAACTACACACTTTATATCGAAAGCGCGGCCCAAAACCAGAACTACGCCACTGAGCTGGCTTTCACCATCAACCGTATCAAACCGGCACATATCGTGTGGGTCAACGCCCCGTTTGTGCGGACGGGGCTGCTGCTCTCCGAGACAATTTCGTCCGCGCAGAGAATTTATAACTACAAGCTGGGGGCGTGGGAGCTGGGGCGGCTGCCCTTCGCAACCGACGGCCCAGAGGGAGTGATTAAGATGCCTGAGACGCCATCCATCCAGCAGGACCTCTTGGCCGGTGTGGCGAACTTCGTCAGCGGCGATGTGGCCTCCGCCCGGGTCAACGGAACAGTTGCGATTACCGGACTGACCAAGACCGTGGAGGGGTCGGAGCTGACCGTCACCTATACCATCATGCCGTCCCAGGCCACAGAGATCACCGCCCTGGAACTGCTGGATGCAGAGGGGAATATCCTCACGTCCTCCACCGTGTATATCCCTGTTACCACGAATGTGGTCTTGAAGCACATTATCCCTGTAGCGGAAGGAGTGGTAAGCAATGGCTGAAAATCCGATCAAAACTCCGCTTCCGGCGGACTTGCCGGAGGACTGGACCGGCGGACAGACCGTGGCCCCCACCGGGGCAGAGGTGGGCTTGAGCGAGCAGCACGGCTACAACTACCTCATGGAGCAGGTCAACGCCGCGCAGACGGCCGCTAAAGAGATCGGAGAGGCATTTTCGGGACTGGCGACGCTGGGGCCCGATGGCAAGGTGCCCGCCGGGCAGCTCCCAAAGATGGACTATGACCCGGCGGGCAGCGCGGCGGCGG